GCTTGACTTCGAGCTGCCGTTCGCGGGCATTCCGATGCGTCTGCTGGAAGTCGGCGCCGGCCGCGCGCCGGGCATCGCCCAGGTCACCGGCATCGGCCGAGCTCTTGCAGCTGGGCGTGCCGGCGACATGCCGGCCATGCAGCGCGCCATCGGCGAGACGACGCTCGAGACCGGCATTCAGGCCCTCATCGCCAAGGGCATCAGCGACGGCAACATCGTCGGACCCGAGAATCCGGATCACCCCGGCGGCGCCATCCGTATCGGCGGCCAGTGGTTCAACTTCGATCGGATGGCAGGCGGCTTCGCCCTGCCGATGCAGATCATGGCCGGCTTCGCCGAGGCCTTCAACAAGGCCGGCGTCAACTACATCTCGCCCTACGCAGGGCAGACCGTCGCTGGCGTCAACCGCGGCGCGCTCGATCGTCTGGCGCAGCAAACCGCGGCCGGCCTGAACGCGGCGATGAAACCGTTTGCCGACGCGGTGCCGGGCGAGGCCGTCATGCACATGCTCGCCGCGGTCGGCGACGGTGGCACCAGTCAGCTGATTCAACAGCAAGCCCAGGACGCGATCGCGCGTGTGAGCCAGCCCGGCTTCGCGCGTTTCATGGAAAACCTGACCGATCCCGTCGCGCGTGAGGTCCAGAAAGCCGGGCCGGATGCGTTGTGGCAGCCCACCGCCGCCGCGATCCCTGGGCTTTCGGCGTTCGTCCCGCCCAAGATCGACCCGACCACCGGCCAGCCCATGCCGCGCACGAACTTCGGCCCTGGGCAGTTAGTGGGCGCCGAAAATCCGCATCTGTCGGCGATCACCCAGGAGGCCAACGACCTGCGCATGAAATACGGCTACCAGGTCAACCCGCCGCGCTCCTATCCCGACAGGGTCACGGTCGGCAACTCGGTGATTCCGCTGAGTCCGAGCGAGCAACAGGCCGTCGCCCAGTTGAGCGGTCAGCGCATGGCCCTGTTGACCGCGCGCATCGAGGCACCACAGTACGCGTCTCTGCCGCCCTTGCAGCGTGCCCTCATGCTGCAGGGCATCAGTCGCGCCGCCGATCAGTTGAACATCGCCGCGCTGCAGCAGGTGCTCGGCCCCCAGCAATTCCGCGCTCGGGTCATCCAGGGCATGCAACTGGCGGGCGCGCCGATGCTGGCCCAACCCCAGATCCTGGACTTCAGGCAGAGTGTCGCGAATGGGCAGGCCCTGCAGCAGGCCCTGCAAGGCGGAGGGCTGGGCAGCGCGCTCGCGCGCCTGCAGGCGGCCAATCAGGCGGCACTCGCCGGCTAACGCCCCTTCATCGCCTGATCGAGCACCCAATTGCCGAATTGTTGCTGCTGCATGGCTTGACCCTGCGTGAGCGTGGCATTCGCCTGCATCTTGGCGAGTTCGGAAGCGTTGTATGCCGCACGTTGCTGGGCCGCTACCTGGGCGCTCGAGGTGCTGGCGATGGTGCTGGCGATCAGCCAGCCCGCGAAGGCGATCGCGGCCGCGAGGCTAAAGAGAGAAAGTGGAAGCCAGTTCGGTTTACGCTGTGGTTGCATCGGAAGTGCTCCTTTCGGTGCCGGCTCCCGGTCGCCAATGCCAACTGCGACGCGGGAGCATTTCTGTGTGGTGAAGCCACCATAGCCGGCGCGTATTAGCGGCACGTTGCGGATTGGTTTGAGAAAAGCTAAATCGCTAGTGCTACTCTAGCGGCATCGTGACAGAGTCGCCCTCGTCTCCGACAGGCGCACCTGCACCCACGGGCCCGGAAGGCGCGCCCGCCGAGTCGCATCCCGAAGTTGCGCTGGGACCAGATCCCTCGATCTATCCCGAAGCCCTTCGCCCGCGACCGACCGAGCCGCCCGCACCGCCCGTCCAGGGGGCACCGGAACCTGCCGAGTCGAGCGCAGCCGAAGCCGTTGAGAACATCGCTGGAGCCGCGGAATCGCCCCAGGAGGGTGAGACGCGGGGTGCCCGACGACGAGCGGCCGAGGAGGCGTACCAGCGGGGTCTGGCCGACGCACGTGCCGAACGTGCCCAGGAGGAAGCGCGCCAGGTCGCCCAGCGCACCCAGCGCGAAGCCACCGAACACGTCGAACGCCTCTTTTCGGACCTGGAGTCTGCCGACTACGCCACCCAGGATCGGGCCCGTCAGGGCATCCTGCAGATGTATCGCGGCAACCGCCAGGCGCAGGCGTTGATGACCACCACGCGCCAGCAAATCCTTTCAGAGATGGCCGCCGATTTTCTCAAGTTGCGCGAGCTGCCCAACGTGAGCGAGGAGGACTATCAGAGCCTGCACTCTGCCCCGACGGCCGCGGAGCTCGCCAAACGAGCGATGGACCTGGGCAGAAAGTCGCGTGACGATCAGATCGCGCGACTGGAGGCCGAACTGGAAGGCCTGCGCGGCCGACTGGTGGGCTCGCGAGCCACGCCAGAGCCGCGCAACGGCGGGGGTGGCGACGTGGGCAGTCTGTCGATCGAACAATATCTGACCCTCTCGCCCAAGGACGCCGCGAAACTGTCAAGCGCACAGATCGACGCGATCACCGCTCAGTTCCTGGCCGACCAGCAGCGAAACGGTCGCTAACTAGCGGGCTGAACAAGCCCTCTACGGAGGGTCCATACATCCTTGGCGGACGTAACTATCACCACGGCCGCGGTGATGATCGACCAGGTGTGGTCGCCGGAACTGAACCGCGCCATCCAGTACGACGTCGTCATCGCCGCGTTGTTCGACGACAAGTCAGCGCTCGTCGATCAGCACGCCAATACCATCAACCTGCCGTCACGCCACAACCTGACGGCCAACGCCAAAGCGCCGGGCACGCCGCTCACGCCGCAGGCCATCACCGAGACCTCGCAGCAGTTCGTGCTGCCGATGACCAACGGTCACCGCGCGATCGCCCAGATGATCGAGGACATCGCCGAGATCCAATCGCGCTACGACATCCGCTCGGAGACGACCATCGCCGGGGCCTACGCCCTGGCGCGCCAGATGGACGTCGACGCGGCTAGCCTGTTCCCGGCCGCGACCAACTCGAGCGGCACCTCGTCAGCGGAGCTCACCGACGACAACCTGATCGCCGCGCGCACGCTGCTCCGCAACCAGGCCGCGCCGCGTCCCTGGTACATCTGCGTCCCGCCGGCCACGTACTCCGGTTTCCTGAAACTCGAGAAGTTCACCAACATGCTGTACGTCGGCCAGGACGAGGCCGGCACGGCCGTCGAGGAAGCGCGCGTCGGCAAGATGTACGGCGCCGACGTGTACGAGTCGCAGTTGCTGTCGGGCACGGCACCCGCGGCGACGGGTGCGTTCTGGTCGAAGACGCACTATTTCAAGGCGCTCCAGCGGCAACCCACGACGCATACCTGGTACTCGCCGCTCGATCTGAGCTGGGTGGTCTCGATGGACGCGATCTACGGCATGTTCGAGAGGCTAGAAGCCGACGAGGCGGCGGCCGCCACGACCAACTCGAGCAACTGGAGCGTTAAATTACTTTGTACTAAATGAGTAACTTTCTAGTTATCTCCTCGCCAGTAAGTGCATGGTAAATAATGACCAATAGAGGACGTGGTTGAGCGGCAAGTTGGTTGTCGATGTTGTTCTTGAATCGCTTCCAACCGCCGTGGAAAAAGAACAGGCCGGGGAAGTGCACCGAGGTAATGCGCCAGCCATAACTCAAGTAGGGAAGCGCGCGCTTGATTTCCACGAAGCCGTCACCAGGCACGTAGAAGTCAGGGCGTACGCGGTCCATCGAGATCGCGTGCGGATTTGCAGTCTGGAACCGGGCCTGCAATTCGGTTTCTGGAATGCCTTTGAATCGGTCACGCAGCACCTTGGCCCGATCATTTGCAGCCTCACGCCATTCGGCGTCAGTCGCTCGCAAACGTTTCTGCCGTTGATTCTGGCGAATTTGAGTCTGACGCAAAGATTCGGGATGCTCGTCGCGCCACTTCTGGGTGTAACTCCGACTTTCTTCTGGGTTGCGCTCGCGCCATCGCGCCATCGTCTCGCGCGCGATTTCCAGTGTGCGTTCGGGATTCGCAGCTCGCCAACGCCGCATATATTCGGCGCGCTTGGCCTTCTTCTCTTCGGGGGTCACACTACATGATGGATGCCACTGGTTGCGAACGTGGTTGCAAAGTAGTGCGGCCATGATGGACACCTTCTCGGGTGCCAACTACGCGCCGTTTACCACCACCAACGTGGCCGTCAAGGCGCGCCCCGGTCGATTGGCCAAGCTCGTCGTCACCAGTGCCGTGACCGGCAGCATCACCATCTATGACAATCCCAGCGCGGCGTCGGGCACGATTCTGTACACCGCGACCACGCCCGCGGTCGGCATCGTGCCGCTCGACATCCCGGCCCGCTCGGGTATCTACCTGGTGCCCGGCTCGGCCGGCGGCGGCATCCTGGTCTATTCATAGCGACACTATGCCGGCCATCATCACCCGTCCGGAGGCCGAGCAGCAGGCGTATCGGGTGCGCTTTCACGTGCGCGTGCCGGCGCGCTGGCATCAGGACGACCTGCTCAAAAAACGCAACTGGGCGCTCGGGCGCATGATCCGTCAGTTGGGCCTGCAGGGCTGGCGGTTTGTGCAGTTGAGCGATGAACCGCCGCGCGGCCCACTGCCGGTAGTGCCCGTCAAAGGCTTTCCCAGGCGGCCACCGGGTGGCAACCGCGTCACGCCGCTGGGCCGCAATGACGACGCGTTGTGGCGGGTCAGCACGCTGCCGACCTTCGGGCCCAAAGCACCCCACCTGATGACCGACGAGGTCGAGTGGGAATACGTCGCCATTTTCTCGAGAGCCACGATCGCCACCGAATACGTCGTATCTGAGAAGGGAGATCCTGAGCCGTTATGGCTGAGGCACTGACAACCGAAGCGCCCAACGCGGTGATCGCCGACCAGGGCATGATCTACTGCCGCTTCCCGTCCGGCGAGATCCAGGCGTGCGACGCCTCGCCGATGGAGCTCATGAAAAAGATCAACCGCGGCATCCAGCCCCTGGCGGACTACGGCCAGTTTGGCTCGAGCGCGTACTACATGGACCACCCGTTCGAGCCACTGTTTCAGGCCGGCGGCGCGCGCGAGATGAGCGTCCAGCAGATCGTCGATCTGGGCTATCACCTGCCTGGTCGCGCGCCGATGGTCCCGACCTGCGAGCGGCACGTGGGCGACGGCAAAGACCACCTGGCGCACAGCGGGCGCGCGGGCGCCGGCTCGGCCAAGGCGCAGGGCTGTTGGCGCGGCGCGCGGCCCGTGCAGTTTCCGCAGCTCGCAGGCGTGAGCCTGCCGCCAGTGCCCGAAGCGTGCGAATACTGCGGCCGCGACGATTTTCCTAACGCGCGCGCCCTCAAGCAGCACCAGGACGTGATGCACAACGATCGCAGGCAGCAGCAGCAGTTGGGCGAGGCCATCGTTAGCGGCCTGCAGCAGACCGGTGTCGTTTCGGGCGGGAACGCATCTGACATCGCCGCGGCCGTCGCCGCCACACTCAAAGCCCTCGGCTACGGTCAGCCTGGACCGCAACCCGACCCGAACCCGCCCGAAGAGCCCGAGGACGAGGGCGACGAGGCACCTGAACCGGAACCCCAACCACCCGAACCCGAACCCGAACCGACGCCCGCCGCTGCTGGGCGGCGGCGCTAGTCCAGGAGGCTTTCCCCTATGCCTGGCACTCGTGCACAGACCAAAAACACCATCGACGTCGTGACCGGCTACTCGAATGCCGCGACCACCGCGGGCCAGATCCTCAACGAGTACGTCAGCGTCATCTTTGGCCGCCTGACGGGCATCAAGTTCTACGCCCAGACCGCCGGCGGCGGCGCGTGCGTCGGCGACGTGCTGATCAACGGCACCTCGATCTGGGCGGCGGCCGGCAACAAGCCGACACTTGCCTCGGGCACCGGTGAGTTCAACAACGCGCCGGGCGATCCTGGCAAGACCGGCATCCGGCCGGGCGATCGGATCACGCTGCAGATCAACACCATCACGACCACCGGACCCGCGCGCCTGTCGGCGACGGCGGCCATCGAAGGCAACGTCTGAAGGTTGTTTAGATGCCGTTTTCGCTGGCACAGTACCGCCACCGACTGGCGGACGCGGCGGGCTTCAACGCGCAGACCACCACCACGGCCAGCGCCGCGCAGCCCAATCAGCTCATCGTCAGCGACTTTCTGAGCACCGAGCTCGAGCCATCCTTTCTGGGCAATACCTGGGCGTACCAGCCGAGCGGTCCGAACGCTGGCCAGGTGCGCCGCGTCGCGTACACCGGGCTCGATCCGTCCAGCGGCACGGTCACGCTCGAGCGCGCCTACGCCACGGCCACGCCGGTCGGCACCGCCGTCGAGTTCCTGGGACGCTTGCCACCGGTGCGCTATGAGGGCAGGCTCGGACTGAACGACCTCGTCAACAAGGTGCTCGCCGAGTGCTGGACGGTCCAGAAGCTGCCCATTCCCGCAGTCGCGTCTCAGCGCGTGTATCCGCTCGGCGCGCTGTTCCCGTGGCTGCAAGCTGAGGACCAGTTTGTCGAGGTCTACTACCGCGGCGCCGGGGCTGACCCGAACAGCGACGACCAGTTGATGGTCAACTGGCGCTGGATGCCGGGCGCGGACAACCCCGGTCTGGAGATCGCCCAGCCCCTCAATAGCGGTGACACCTTGCTGCCGCAGGTGTACGTGCCCATGTCCTGGTGGCTCAATACTGGCACTGGCTTCGCACTGGCCGCGACCGAGGGCCTGTTCGCCGACACCGACCAGGCCATCCTGCCGATCATGGGCATGGAGATCATCGGCAGCTCATACGTCTACAACGAGCTCGCCAAGTGGGGCCTGCCGGATGACCAGGCCGTCTTTCGACAACTGCGCGCCCAGGCGCGCGCGGCCGCCAATCAGTGGAAACGCCTGACGCTCGAGCATCCCAAGCCGCGCAAGCAGCACTGGCCCAGCGTGCTCACCGTGCGATCCAGGGATAATTACGGCTACGGCTACACGATCGTAACCCCAGGTTAGCCCGAGGTGCCGTATCCGCTCCGCGAATCCATCACGCTCGGCGGGTATGACCTGACCCTGTACCAGTACTCGCAGGGCGGGCTGAAGGCGCAGGCGGCGGATGCCCAGACGTCCGTCGTGCAGCTCAGCGGCGAGCCGATCGACCTGTCCGAGGAACCGCTGGTCATCGACACCTTCCATCTGGGCTTCGGCTACTCGTGGCGGCTGATCCAGGACGCCTACGCCTACGCCATCAACGCTGATGCACGCTTTCCCAGGCTGCTGCTGCCCGGTCCGCAGGTCACCAGTTTCGTGCTCAGCGGCGCCACCAGCGCGCCGCGCTGCGGTCAGGATTACAACGGCCATTTCTATGTGGGCGTCGGCGGCACCATCTGGCGCGTGCCCAACGGCACGGGCACGCCAGTGGTCGATCAGAGCCTGGGCGCCGTCTACGCGTGGTCGATGGATACGTTTCTGGGCAACCTGTACGTGGGCACCTCGGCCACCGACACGACCGGCGGCGCGCCGGGGCCGCTATGGCAGTGTGCCGCGGGTGCCTGGACCGGCGCAGGTCCCAACCGCAAGGCCATCGCGCACGCGTGGTATCAGGCGCAGGCCTCGGGCTCAGTCGGCGCCTGGCAGTTGATCGGCTCGGACTCGACTTCGACGGTGTCCAACGTGGCGACCGCGCCGATGACGCCCGGCAACTGGGGCGCCAGCGTGCCGGTCGGCGATACGACCTACCCGATCGCGTCTCTGATTTCGTCGCAGGGCCACATCTACGTGGCCAAAGTCAACGGCCTGCACGACGTCGACGGCACGACCGGGTTTTCGCCCAACTTGATGCCGTTTTATGAATCGGCCATCGACGCCGAAAACGGCGTGGCCGGCATGACCGCCAACGGCTCGGTGTACGTCAACTCGATCGCCGGCCTGTTTCGGCTGGATGTCTCGGGCGGCTCGACCACCGGCCGTATCACCACCGTCACGCCCGGGCATGGCCTGCCCAACGAGACGCCCATCCGCGGCAAGATCACCGCGCTGACCAACTACGGCCCCTGGATCATCGCCGCGGTTTACAACGGCGTGGATACCTACATCATGTGGGGCCGCGACATCCGCCAGGGCGACGCGGGCACCTCACCCTTCGGCTACGGCGCCGGCTACGGTGCCAGCCCGCAGGCCATCGGACCCAACCCGATGTTGTGGCACGGCGCGTTGATTTTCCTGCCGGGCCAGATCTGCCGCATGCTGGCCATCTCGTCGCTGACCAGCCCGCCGCGACTGTGGCTGGGCACCTACAACCCGACCGCGGGCCAGGCCTCCCTGAGCTGGGCATACATCGCGCGCACCGAGAACCCGCTGCAGGACCCCGAGTACACCTATGCCACCTCGTGGCAGTTCTACATCGCCGGCCAGGACTGGGGGCACCCGCTGAGCACCAAGGACCTGCTGCAGGTCGACATCCAGGCCGACGGCCTCGGGGTTGGATCCAGTCTGGACATCCAGGTCGGCGCGGATGGCCAGACGCCGGCCCACTTCGGCACGGCCAATGCGAGTCCGGTGTCGTATGTGATCGGCACCGCCGACCTGTTCGGGCGGCGACTGACACTGGTGCTCAATGGCACCAACACGGCCAGCTCGCCGGCGCTGATCCGTGCCTTGAGCGCGCGTGCCCAGATCCGGCCAAACCTGCGCCGCATTCGGACATACGACGTGGTCCTCGGCGAGGGCAACCTGGACCGCTTCGGTGGCCGCGACATCGGTCGCGCGCTGACCGTATACCAGGATCTCGAGCCCATGCAGTGGGGCGGCCGGCAGACGCTGCGGGATGAGTTTGGAGAGACCTACAACGTGCTGGTCATGCCGCCGATTCAGCGCAAGCTGAGCCACCTGGGCGGCGAGTCGGGCAAAGGTACGGCCGAGCCGGTCATCGTGGCCACGCTCACCCTGAAGTTGCTGGTCAACGACGCGGATCTGACCACGCCGGCGGGCATCCACTGGGACGCCGGGTACAAGTGGGACACTGGCTATCGCTGGGGTACCCCATGACGTTGAAGACGCGTGTGGCGGGGTTTTTACAGTTCGTCCAGGGCGACGACCAGCAGGTGTACCTCACGCGCTGGCTGACCCAGAACTGGCGTGCCACCGACGCACTGTTTGACCCCGTCACCGGCCACAACCACAACGGCAGCGGCACCAATGGGCCGGTCATCGGTGGTGCCTCGAACCCGATCAACTGGCGCGGGACATGGTCGGCATCGACGGCGTATATCGCCAACGACGGCGTCAACTACCAGGGCTCGAGCTACGTGGCTACCGCGGCAACGACCGGCAGCACGCCGCCGGCGGCACCCTGGCAGCTTGTCGCCGCTCAGGGGGCCACCGGTGCGACGGGTCCGACTGGTCCGCAAGGGGCGACCGGCGCGACGGGGCCGCAGGGGCCGCAGGGGAATCCGGGGGCAACCGGGCCGCAGGGTGTGCCTGGTCCCGTCGGCATGACCTGGCGCGGCAACTGGGCCTCCACCAACGCGTACGCGGTCAACGACGCCGCGTTCTATTCGACCAACGGCTCGTCGTACATCTGTACGACTGCCGTGAGCAGCGGCGGCGCAGCTCCGCCATCCGATAGTGCGCACTGGGGCCTGCTGGCCGCGGGCGCGACAGGCACATGGGGGTCTCCATAAAGCATGACGTTTTCCGATGTGCATCCGGGCGACCCGATGGTCGCCAGCAACGTGCAGCAGGTTATCGATGCGCTCAAGGGCACGGCCGGCAAGGGCGTGCCACTGGCACCCGTCGCGGTCAACAACGCCACGTCGTACGCGCTGACGGTCGAAAATCTTGAGCCGACCAACTCGCGCGCGCTGAACGTATTGAAGTCGGACGGCTCGACGCTGATCAAGGCGGATGCCACGGGCGTGACGCTCGGCGCACCGTTGACGATGCCACCCATCACCTCCGCGCAAATCCTGGACGGCACGATCGCCACGGCCGACCTGGCCAACAACGCCGTCACGAACGCCAAGCTCGGCACCGACACGGCGCGATTGAACCTGCTCACCAACGGCGGCTTCGAGATCTGGCAGCGTGGGAATGGGCCGTTCTCTGGTGCAGGCAACGGCTACTGTGCTGACCGCTGGTACATCGGCATTGCCGGTACGGACACGTTCAGCCTGTCGGCTCAAACAACAACAGTTGATGCTGGTTCGCGAGTTGCCATTATCAATGGCTTCACACTCGGTAGCGGTGGCGGCGCATCGGCACTCATCCAGCGGCTCGTGGCGGCGGATATAGGTGGCATCAAAGGCAAGACGTTCACACTGTCCGTCAGGGCACTCTCGGCAACGGCGAATTTCTGTCGTGTTGCGCTGACCAGCGACGGCACCGGAGCAGGCATCACCTACTCTCCGTATTACGCAGGTGGAGCAACGTGGCAGACGCTTTCAGCTACTTACACGGTTCCTGCTGACGCTACCTATCTGCAGGTAACCATCTACTGGGCTGCGAGCGGAACCCACTACATTGACAACGCCATGCTGGTGGTGGGCAGCGTGGCGGCCGACTACGCGCCGCTCCACCCGGCCGACGACCTCGCGCGCTGTCTCCGGTACTACGAGGTCTTTGCCCCTGTCGCCAATCAATGGGTCGCAACTGGACAAGCCGTCGCCACAGGCACGGTCTACGCTCCTATCAAATACACCCAGAAAGGGGTAAGTCCGACCATCACCCTGAGTGCAGCAAGTGGCTGGCAGACTGGCAATGCTGCTGGTGGCGGCGTTGCTGCATCAACCTTTGTCACGCTTGCAGGAAGTCTGTCCGGTTGCACTGTCTATATCACTTGTGCGGGTGGTCTGGTAGCTGGTAATGCGGCCCCAATTCAGGCATCAGCCACGCCCGGCACGATTGCTATTGAAGCGAATCCTTAGGAGCAGTCGATGAGTATCCGGCCGATAGCGTTCAATCCTGATGGGTCGATAGAAACGGTGTACGACGAGCTTGGCCACAGTGGCACCATCCCCGCCGCCGAGATCAAGTGGAGCACCGGAATCGACGGCAGCGAGTCGCACTCGTACATCATCCTGAATTGCCCGGATGGCTGCGGCGGCTCCAGCACGCATCCGGTGGGCGGCGGCGCGGCGCCCGTCGAGGTGCAGCAGATGTTCGTCAACAAGGTTCAGGCCGAGGGCTGCGCGTGCGCCCGCGTGGATGCCACGGCGACCGACACGCTGGGCGAATCGCACGTCAAACTGCTGGTGGCGCGGCAAGATGGAATCGGGAGGTGGCAACTCGGATGACCGAGGCCGAGTTTCAATTCAAGGTGGTGTACGTCGACCCAGGGGATGGGCTGATCGTCGGCATGGAGCCGTCGGGCGGTGCTGTCGGTAACGCGCACAAGGTCGCAGTGCTGTTCGACCCCAACGAGTATGACGTGCTCATGCGCACCGACCCAGCCTATCTCTCGGCCGACAAGAACCACGTCCTGGCCGCGCCAGATCACACATGACCGACGTCAGCGCCTATTCCGACGACCAGGCCGCGCAGATCACGCTGCTGCAGCAGCAGCAGGGGTTGTTCACCCAGGCGCTCAAGGCCGCAGTCGAGGGGCACTGGACCGGCGCCGGCTCCGTCGAAGCCTTCCTGTACGCGCTCGATCCGACGCTGCAGGGATCGGTGACCCCCGATCCACCAGTCACTGATTCGGAGTATGAGGCAGACGAACCCCCAAAAGCGTGACGTGGGACCCGAACTGGTACATGCCGGCTCAGGCGTACAACTGGACGTGCAGCGTCTGTTCGTGCACCTGGGTGATCCAGGCCACGGGCACGGCCTACCAGGACTCGGACATCTACGACGCGCGCTACGACGTCGGCGTGGCCATGGGCTATCCGAGCTGCGTCAACTCGACGTATGGGTGCATGAGCGACCAGTGCGTGCTCGATTGCCTGGCGAGCTACGGCCTGGTGGCGGCCCAGGCATATTGCACCTTCGACCAGGCGTATGCCATTGCGCGGACCAATACGGGCACCATCAACCCGCAGGGGATGTACCACTTCATGGCCATCCGCGGCACGAGCGGTGCAGACATCGCGGTCGCCAACAGCGCGCCGGGCTACGCCGGCGTGTGGGATACGCTCTCGCGTGACCAGTTCAACGCGCTCGGACCGGTCAGCGTGATCTACGTGGAGGCTCGAGCGTGATCATAAGGGGGAGACCCGTGCAGTTTCAGGTAGCGGCACCCGTGTTCACGATTGGCTGGCTAATCGCATTGCTTGTCTTGATCCTGGCGATCCTCGGCCTGGTGGGCGCGCTGCCCATGACATCGACCGTGGTCTTCGGCCTGTTCGCTGCGCTGGCGGTCGCACGACTGATTTAGGCGCACTACGCCGCCACCTGATGCAGCACGTCGAGGTCACCGAGGACTGCTGGGTGTGGCGGCGCGAGGTCAAGGGTGTGCCGCGGCTACGGGTCGATGGGCGCCTGATGTCAGCCACGCACGTGGCCTGGCGGTGTGCCTTCGGCGAATGGCCACGCACAACACGCAGGTGGCGTGTCGAGCGTCAGTGCGGCAACCTGCGCTGCGTCCGGCCGCGCCACCTGGCGCTGCTCACGCCCGCTCAGACGCTGGCTTTACGCTCAGCTCGGCTGGAGCTCGTGCTCGAGCGGCATTGCCTGTACTGCGAGGGACCGTTCCGCGTGCGTCGGTCGATGGCGCTCAAAGGCTGGGGGCGCTACTGCTCATGGGGGTGCTATCGCCGCGCAGCCTGAGGTGGGGTGGCGGCTCCCCCATTCCCCCCGCCAGCCAGACGGGAATACGCGTGGGTTTTCGCGGGCTCACGTCCCGTCCCCACCGGCGCCTCTTATGTGCCCATATATCGGCCAAAGGCCCGCCCGACAGCCCCCACCCGGATTCGAACCGGGAACCTCCTCAGGAGCACTGCTGCGCTGAGTCGCTGCTGCCGTTGAGCTATGGGGGAAGTCGGGCAGGTCACGTTTGGCCCTCATAACGGGGCTTAGTTCGGTCAAAGTGTGTCCGGAGCCGCTGGACGATCTGCTGCGCCGACAGCGAGTGATCCTGCACGATAGCCCGCAGCCGCTCGACCTCGGCGCGGAGTTCGTCACGCTCATACTCAAGAGCCAAGATGCGGCGCTCATTCGTGGTTGACGGCCTGACTTCATCAGCTTGTGCCGCCTCATACCGCATCGCACGGTATCGCTGTCCCAGTTCGGTTAGTTCATCGGTTGTCATGTTTGGTCCTCATAACCACAACTATGTCGCCCAAGCGACTTCGCCAAGTGACTTCACGAATGCGTCGAAGTCCTCACCGTCGCAGGCGTGGCCTTCGGCAAACTCAATTGCTAATCGTTGCACCCGCTCAACCTCTGCTGCTGCTGCGTCGAACTGCTCAGAGAGCGTAAAGAACGCTTGCTGCCATTCGTCTCGCTCCTTCGTCAGCCGTTCGACATCAGCGCGACACTCAACAAGATCGCTCATTGCTGTTTCGTACTGCACCATCAGATTCCATTCCGGGTTACCACTGATCTTGCCCGACATAACTGCCATTAGCTCGGTCAAGCCGCCTCCAACTTCAGCTGCAAATTCGACAGTCGCCGCGCGGATTCCTCACACCAGCGCTCGTCGATATCCACGCCGATCACGCGCCGACCTTCCCGTGCGGCTGGTATGAGCAGTACGCCTGAGCCGCAGAACGGGTCGAGAACAGCACCGATACCGCCAGCGAATGGCGCATAAAGCCAGTCCGCGATGCCAGATGGTAGTTCGGCAGGGTGCCGATTATTCCCGCAGTTGTCCGCCGAGCTCGGACCATCGGACGTGTAAACGCTGCTGAACATCGGACGGCCGAAACTCGCGCGTCCGAACGCTAGGATACTGACGGCATCCCAGCGCCAAGGCCCCGCGACCTGAGACCGCACAAATCGCTTGTGCCAGACCAGCAGACGATTGAACCGCACCTGATTACCGACTGCCCCGAGCGTGAAGTCAATGCCGCGGCCGCTCGTCGTGGTGAACACAAGCATCGCCCCGTCCTTGCGCAGTTGCCGCGCTGTTGCGTCGAGTCCGACTGCGACGCTTGCCGTCGCCTGCCATTCGCGGCGACCTCCTCCGGGCTTGTAGGGCGGGTCCGTAACAACTAGGCCGACCTTCTCAAGCGTTGGCACGATTTCCCGTGCGTCACCGTGGTAGATCGAGACCGAGCCAGCCTCGAAATAAGGGATCAATGGCCGGACCTCTTGCCCACGATTGAGAGGAACTTCTCATAGGACCGTTTCCGCTTGCGGCGATTGCAGTCGTAGCAGCAGGGCACGACGTCGGCGAGCGTGTAGCTATCGGTCTTGTGCTTGCGGTCTAGGCCGTAGCCAGTCGGCGCCAGATCACCGCCACAGTAGTGGCACGGCTGACTGATAAGCGACTCCCACTGTTCGCGCGTCAGATCAACCGGAATGCCGCGGCGCGCTGCGACGTATTTGAATCGCGTGAAGCGATTGGTCAGTGACGTCCCCTGCTTGACGCGAAGGCGCGTCCCGAAGCACCCGCGACAGCGGATCTTCTGCCCGTGACCATGCCGTGCGGTCTCGAATTCGGCCCCGCAATCGACACAGTGTTTGGTAACTCTAAACATTCTTAGTCTCACCAAAAGAGGTTGGGTCCCCAGCGACGGCGGCCATATTCGCACAGAGCGTTGACTAGTGGTCCGTCGCCGCGGTCATCCGCCCGCTTCAGCATGTCGATCACGCAGCGTTTGCATGGCCGTTCATCGCAGCACTCGGCGTCGCGGTACTCGCAGACATAGATCGTTGGAATTGGCTCCGATTGCTGCATTAGTCCTTTTCGACCATGAGCTGGCAGTAGGCGTGCACGGCGATGGCCATGCGCAAGGCCTCATCGAAGCTCAGCGCGTCGGCTTCATGCTTGATGGCGCGCGCCAGGGTGGCCTGTTTTCTCAAGTAGTCCTCGAGGTCACCGAGCGGCCGCGCCAGCTCCTCGAACTCAGCCGGCGTCATCAGCAGTACCACACCTCCGGCCTGCGCCGAAGCCGTTCATCTCGCCGTGTCTGGTCCAACAGGACCTGGCGGACGCGCTCTCTGGTCAGGCCGTACTCAGAGCCGATGCGAGCCAGCGTCCAGCCCCGGTCACGTAAGCGACGCATACGGGCGTTGCGGACATATGGCTCGCGCTCCAGAAGTCTCGCCCAACTCTCTAGGTTGCCCACGGCTAGTCCTGGCATACCCACTCCAGCCACTTATCAGCGATACGCAGCACATCCTGCGACTTGATGTCTGTGCGAATGGCGGCGAACTCGGCCGCGGCCTTGAGCACCGCCAATTTGGTGATGCGCTCGTCGCGCGCACTCGGAACTGCGGGAGTTTCAGTTTTCAGCACGTCGATGTCGCGAATGTACCCCTTCGAGTCAACGCTCAGTCGCACGTGGTCGCCCGTCGCCGGCAACTCGACCGGGTGAAATTGGGAAACGTTGACCCACTGCCCGGCGATCTTGAGTCCCTTGGCATTGGTCGCCTCCACGATGCCCTCGACCTGCTCGGTCGGTGCGCGCCCGTTCATCACAGAGCCACCCGGCAGTCGGGCTCGGACTCGAGGTCACCGAAGTCCTCATGGGCGAAGGCCGGACGTCGGTCGCTGGCGCGCACCGCGGCTTCGACGTGGCCATCTTCGAGCGAATAGAGCAGGTCGCGCAGCAGCGGCACGAGCTCGACCAGGCGACCCGAGTCCTGGATGGCGGCGCGGCCGCCGGCGTTCCACGCTGCGGCCCAGAGCGCGCGCGGGTCCTCCGACTCGCGCGGGTGGTAGCGGACATAGGCGAAGTAGGCTGCCGAGGGATCGATGCTGATGCTCATCAGTCCCTCGCCTGATTCAGTTGCTCGACGACGAGCGTCAGGCTGGCGAGCGCGCGCAGCAGCGCCTCACTGGCGTTCGTCAGTCGGGCGATGCTGTCGTGGTCATCGCTGACCCAGACCTGGCCGAGGGCCGACGTGGCGTCTTCGAGGTCGACGCGCACCTTGTTGAGCGTAGTGTTCACGCCCCTAGTCCTCCCGCACCGTCTTGGGGAGCGGCCGACCGAGAATGCGGGCCATCGCCCGGTCCTCGTCGTAGTCGAACCGCCTGAAGACGTCGGCCTGCTCGCGCTGCTCGGCGACCAACTCGCAGTGCAGGCGAACGGCAAGCATGTGCTTGCACTCATGCGAGTACTCGGCGTCCTTGCAGTCGCAGGTGTAGCGCGTGACGAGGTAGTAGCGGCCGGGCTTGCTGCTGGGGATGCCGTAGGCCTTGCGGCCGTCGCTGGTGCGGCACTTGATCCATTGCCCGGCGTCGGCGGCCAGGGCGACGGCCTTGGCGCCGCGCGGGTCGGTGGAGGGGAGGAGTACGGTTGTCATGGTTGGCACCTCAGTCCAGGTGTTGACCACGAGCAGGTCGGCGCTGATATCGCTGGCCTGCTCTCTGTGTGTCATGGTTTCACTATACTAGACACGCTACCTAAGTGCAACATATACTGCACACATGCAACACATCTATGGGGTCGTCCGAAAGCTGCGACTCGAACGTGCACTGTCTCAAGAGGAGCTGGCTTCCAAGGCTGGCGTGGATCGGGCGACCATTATGCGAATGGAACGCGGCCAGGCCGTGAGGCCGAATACCCTGCGCAGAGTCGCGCGCGCTCTGGGCGTGCAGCCCGTCCGACTCACCGTTGGGTAAGCCCAACAAAATGCCCCGCACTGCCGAGTCAGAGCAGCCGGGGCGTGGCAGATCGAAATGTTTGGAAAGGACTGACCTGCAGTGACGAGTGTACCTAATGTCATTACCGAGGGCCGCAGTGACGTCGAGGCCTTCTTTACCCTGAGCGGTTACTACAAAGAAGTCAGCAAGTGGACCCACTACCCGCTCCTGACTTTCAGCGTCGATGGGGACGATGTCCACGTCGGCCTTGTGTTCTCGCAATCGGAGTTGCGGCAAAGCACGCTGCCAGACGACACGGCATGTATGCAGCAGTGGGGTGGCCAGTGGCGCAGTGACTTCTTTCGCTTCACGCTTGGCCAGGCCCGTGCTGCGCTGAATGGGGGTGCTCGGTGACTACGATCATCGGGCTCACCATTCGCAACTCGACCGTGAGGCAGGTGGGGAACTTCCGCGCTGAGGCGCAGCTCGACATGCAGCCCCTGCTCGAAAGCCGCGGCTACACGGTCCGCATCTACGACGAGCAGGGCACCTCGGGCAAAGACCTGTCCAAACGCAAGGTCGCGCTGCAGATGCTCGAGGATCTGCGGCAGGGCGTCATCCAGGGCATTGCCGCATACGACGTCAAGCGTCTGACTCGCGACGAGTTTGGCATCGACGGGGGCACTATCGCCCGCCGCATTGCCGAGACTGGCGGCCTGTTTGTCACGAGCGACCGCGCGTATGACCTGCGGAATGAAGACGACCTGCTCAACTTCCAGTTTCAGTGCTTGGTCGCGGGTATCGACTGGCGCAGCGTTCGCAACACCTTCTGGTCGGGGCTCTTCAAAAAGATGGAACACGAACCGGTCTATATGCGTCCGCCCATCGGCTACATGACCGAGCGAACTGACCCGCCTCCCGGCAGTACTAAGCGGGTCATCAAGCGCGTGGTCAAGAATCCCGACCAGGTGTCGCTCATGGCCGAACTCGAGCGGCTGTTCGAGGAAAGTGCGTCGCTGTCGGCGATGGCGCGTTATCTCAACACTCACGGACCGGCGCGCCCAGAATTTCGTGGCCGCGGCGGCACGACCAGCCACTGGAGCATCCAGAGCCTTCGCTACTTGTTGCACAACACGATCTATGTCGGTGTCTTCACCTTCGGCGCGACGCTCAAGCGGCGGTCGATGGTCTGGCACAAATTCGCTACCGATGCGCAGACTGGCCAGCCCAAAGACTTCCGCCAGCACGTCCCTGAGCTCGCGTACTGGACGCCAGCCAAGGTCCGACGCTGGCGCGACAAGTTCGAGAACGGGATCATGCGCACGGTTGAAACGCGCTACCCGCACCCACTGTCGGGGGTTATCGACTGCATCTCGTGCGGCCAGGCGATGGTGGCGCGCGGACCCAAGCACTATGCCTGCACAGCACTGGGGACGCTGCGCGGGCGCAAGAGCGTGCACTGTGCCCACCCGCAGGCGCTGAGCCCGATCGTCGTCGCCGCACTGCTGCGCCAGGAATTGCCGCGGGCGATGTATGACGCGCAGGCGATGGCCGCGGAGTTGCAGGTGCAGCATCAAAAGCATGTCGCCTCGCCGTCCGAACTGCGGCTGAGATTCCTTGAGGAGCGGACGCAGGTCATCCGCGAGTCGATGCTGGCGCCAGGTGTCGAGCCAGCGGTGATCCCGCTGTTGACCCAGGATCTCGGCAGGGCGGCAGCAGAGATCGCCACACTCAAGGAGCGGGTCGATGAAGAGCGAACTGCCGCTGAAACTGATGCCGAACTGGCAGCGATGTGCGAGGTGCTGGCCGAGCGGCCGATTGAAGCGTTCGACGCGTTGCCCTGGGATGCGCAGCAGCGGGTCTACCGGCTGCTGTTCGCCAATGTCCGCATCGAGACTGAGGGGACGGGCTTCACGCGTCGCTGGCGGCTGCGTCAGTACCGCGCGCTGATCGGCAATGAGGTGCGGGAGTTGAAAGACACACCCTGGGGCAAGCGCGCGCACCCGCACCGCAAGGACATCGTGTTTGAGATTGGAACGAGCGGCGGGAACGATACGTCTGGCTCCAGACATATGCTTCCCGCTACTCAACTGCGTGAACTCGCCTCGGTCTTGGCGGGTGCCGCCTGATCGGCCTTGTCGCGGCGCTGCTGCTCGAGCAGCCGGCGCGCGCCCTCGGCCAGGAGGCGGGTGACCTCCGAGAGTCGGTCCGCTGGATTCAGTTCGTCGCGGTTGGGCTGGGGCACGCCTCCCAGTCTGCGGCGTGAGCATGCCTGCCGGCGCGACACGCGCGGACATCGTTTAGAACGTGTCCGCTTACTGCAAATCGGCGGGTTTGACGCCCAGCGCCGCGGCCAGTTTCCTGACCGTCTGTGGCCACGCTTCGCGGCCGGCTTCGAGTTTGATGATCGTCGTCCTGCTGACGCCTGAGCGTGCCGCGAGTTCCTCTTGTGAGAGTGCGACCTGCAAACGAACACTACGCAGACGCGGCACAAGCACGTCTGAAGATGTTCGGTGGCGCGACGGGTGCTGAACAGTAGCGGGCATGTCAACCATCCGTTTCTAGCCAGTAGCGCCGGCATTGCGCATCATACTCGGACACAGGCACGGGATGGCGGTATATTTAGGGAACGCGCATGTGTTGCTAACGTAGCACGCTATTAGCCTGGGGCCTGACGCAAAGCGGCTGCGTCGAGCCCGACGAGCCGACCCCTTGCCGGACCCGCGCGCCTCTATGCGTAGAACCCATGTTCTACAATCGGGAGGCGGTGCGCGGGTGGAGAGTCGTGGCGGTGCCGGCAAGGGGACATGTTTCGAACGTGTCCGCTGTTGTCCTGCCGGCGCGTGGCGACGTGCCTGACGATGCACAGATGCCGATGTTTTCGGCTGATGAGTTGGCTGAGTTGCGGCAGACCGCCCACGACATCAAAGAGGCCGCGCGCCTGCAACTGCGCATCCTGCAGGAGGAGCGCCGTGCGCGCGAACGACGCTTTGACGCGACGATCGGTTCCCTGCGCGGGCGCACTATCGGCTCGTTGCGCGCTAGGCGGCGCAGTGCACGCCAGGAATCGTTTGTCCCATATGGCGGCTGGGAAGCGTTCGTACAGCACTTCCAGCAACTCCAGCGCGATCTGAGGAAAGACGTGGGCGAAAAGATCTTCAAGTATCAGATCGCCGCTCTCGAGGGCTGTGACGTGAAGACGCTCACGCGCTGGATGGAGGGCTTTGGCCTGAGCGCGAAGCAATGGCCACCGATGGCGTGGGATCCCAACGAAGACCGCCCGTGGAGGCCGCCCTGGGGCTGAGCGGACAGATTTTTCAACGTGTCCGCTGATGTCGCGCCGGAAGCCTTGACGGGGCGACATGCTGGCAGGCATGCGCATGCTGGTGAATATGCGCCGCGAGGACGAAGACCCGCTGCGCCGTCTGGCCATTGCCAACCATCGCTCGTTTCGTGAGCAGGGCGAGTACTACCTGCACGTGATGATTCAGCAGGAGTACGCCAAGCTTCTCGAGTCTGAACCTGACGAGGTCGCCGAGGTCGCATGAGCGAGTCAGGCCAGGTGCGGCCGAGCCAGGACTACGAGCGCGGCTACGCGCGCGCGGTGCTGGACATGACGCATCTGAACACGATGCTGAACGACCGCCGTACCCAGGAAGCGCTGCGGCGTCTGGTGCGCTACCTGGATCAGCAGGATGAAGAGTTCGAGTCGCTCGAGGCGAGCCCACTCTGGAGGACTGAACGGTGAGCGAAGTGCGTTTCAGAAAGCAATGCTCCGACGGCAACTATGGCACCGAGGCGGCCGAGGTGGTGTTGGTCGTCTCTGACGACGCTGACGTCGACGAACTGGTCGCGGCGGCGCTGGCCACGGCGCGCAGGTTGGTGCATGACGAACTGCGCCAGTCGCCGTCTGGGAATGTGCGACGCGCGCTTGAGTATCCGCCGCATGAGCGCGAGCAGCGCTGGCGCCAGGCTGAGGCGTCGGCCGAACTCGAGCTGGCCATTGGCAAGAGGCAGGCCTACGCCGACCCTGAAGATCTGTCGTTCGGAGACGATGAATAGTGAGGCAGGGTGTACTCGCCAGCGTCATCGCGCTCAGCTCGTTGTTGGGACTCGCCAAGCCGGCCGCAGCGCAGGCGCTGGACGGCATCGGCACCGACACGCTCGAGGCGGCCAAAGAAGCCAACGTGTCGGTCGTTGATCTGCTCGGCGCGATGGCCACCACCGAGCTGCCCGCGCGCGCGTACCTGCTGTCTGTCGGCGAGCTCGTGCCGCCATCGCCGCCCGCGCCGGTTCCGGTGCCGAATGCTGCGATCGAGCGTCGGCTGGACTGTATCCAGGCGTATGAGAGCCGCGGCTACGCCGGCGCGGTCAACCGTTCGTCAGGTGCCTCTGGCCTGTTCCAATTTCTGCCGAGCACGTGGCGTACGACGCCGCAGGGTAGAGCAGGATTGAGCGTGTTTGACCCGGTGGCGGCGAGATCAGCGGCGCGCTGGATGCTCGAGCAGGGGCGCGCGTGCGAGTGGGTGCCGGTGCAGCGGGGGTTGTGCTAATGCTCGAGATTCTCGGGATCTGGGTGCTCTTCAGCCTGGTCGTCGCGCTGCTGGTGGGCTCGGCGATTCGCGTCGGGAGTGGCGATGACTGACTTCGACTGGCTGCTGGTGGTGGCCTGGCTGCTGGCCACGCTGTGCATGCTCGCGGCGGCGGCGCGCTGGCTGAGGCTGCTGTGATGCGCCTGTCGCCGCGCGTGATCTATCTCGACTCGACGTTCCGGCCGCGGAACCGTATGCGCTTCCGGCAGCGGCCCATGCTGTACTGGCTGGCGCGGCTGCGGCGTTGGTGGCGGAGGGCAAACTATCTGTGACACAAGCGATCGAACGCGCCAAACCTGATGCGTCGCGGCTGGCACTGGCGACCGGCATGAGCGATGACCGCATCAACTTGGTCGCCCAGCTTGTAGCACCCGGCGCCAATCGGCTCGAGCTCGCCAACTTCCTGGCGTTCTGTGTGGCGCGTGGCCTGGACCCGCTCGCCAAACAGGCGTACTTCATCAAGTATGACGCCAAGTCACCGGGCTCGATCGTGGTCGGCATCGACGGAGAGCGGGCGACGGCCGACAGCACGGGCGAATACGGCGGGTCCGACCAGCCCATCTTTGAATACGACAAGATCGACAACCCGCCGCCACACGGTGGGCCGACGTATTGCAGGATCACCGCGTACCGCATCGTGCAGGGGCAGAAGGTCTCGGCGGTAGGCGAGGCGCGCTGGGTCGAGGAATACCCGGATTACGGCAAAGAGCCCACCCGACAGGGCGCGCAGTATCGGCGCCGGCCGTGGAACCAGCTCGCGGTGCGCGCGGAGGGTCGAGCTCTCAGAAAGCTATTTCCGCGGCAGATGGCGCAACTGTCGGCGCCGGCGCAGACGCCGCACACCTGGCAGGAAGCCGCCGAAGAGGACGAACGCGCGCGCTACAGCGCGGAGAGCGTCGCCCACAA